AGGTTGCTTTGGAATATCTGCTTTTGAAAAAGTAAAGAAATAAAAAAAAGGGGCAAAAGCCCCTTTCAATTACCAAATTTATTGAATGCATAAGACCATATTAAGCAGCAAATAGAAAAAAATAAGAAGCAAGCTAGCATGGTAAAGTTGTTTATTATACCATACGAAGAATGTATAAAAAAAGCAAATTATTAGCTGTAAATTTCAAATATTTTATTTGATACTTTTCTAATTTCTTTTACACCTTTACGGAAAGAGTCTTTAACTTTCCAACTAGTAACATCTTCAAGTTTGATATCAGTTATTAGTGTCCCTTTTCTAGCTTCTTTAAGGACTCTTTTTTGTACATCATCCTCTAATGTATCTATTGCTGCATCTAACCCTTCTAGTAAACCTTCTTGATAATCTTTTGAATTAAAAAAAGACATAGCTTCTTCTAATTCACTGTCTTCTATATCTTGATAAGCATGCTTATTATTTATCCTTATTTTATCTAAAGCTACAGAAGACACTACCATTCCCATCCAGCCTCTTGTAAACTTTTCTTCTTTATAGTACCTATGCATTTTAATAATACTTTCTTGAACTACATCTTCTGCATCTTGTGTATTAAGAGAATGTTTAAAAGCACAGTAGTACAAAAAACTCATGTCTTTCTTTATATGATCAACTAAAGACTTTTCCATTAATTATAGTTTTTCTAATCTCCGTTTTAAAATAGTTATAAAACTACGAAGGCTTCTTTTATTTATGTTACTCATTGGAGTTAAAGCTACTTCTTTGTCTAATTTTTGTAACTCTTTTAAAACTTCATACTTCATTTCTCCTCTACCTTGACGGTGAATAACGTCTTGTTCTTCAGTTACCATACAATTTCTTCTTCTTTTCCGTTCATATTCCGTAATATCTCATTTGTCTTAGAAAAGTGCTTACATCCTAAAAACCCTTTATGTGCAGAAAAAGGAGACGGATGTGTTGTCTCTAAAACATGGTTTTGTTTTGTATTAATGTATTTTTTAAATCCTTGTGCCTTTGCTCCCCACAACAAATATACTACACCGCTTTTCCACCTACTTAATTCTTTTAAAGTATGTGCAGTAAAATCTTCCCAGTGGTGCAAATGACTACCTGGCCATCCTAACTTAACTGTTAAAGCTGTATTTAAAAGTAAAACACCTTGTTCAGCCCAACTAGTTAAATCATTTGTTACGCTTCTCTGTAAGTTAAAGCCTTCATACACGTCATCTTCTACTTCTTTTAATATGTTTCTTAGAGATGGTGGTGTAAGATCACTCTGTGTAGAGAAAGCTAATCCATGTGCCATACCTGTTGTGTGATAAGGATCTTGTCCAAGTATAACTACTCTTACTTTATTCCAAGGAGTATACTTAAACGCATTAAAAGTATCTGTATACTTAGGAAATATATGATACCCTTTCTTCTTTTCATTACTAATGAGAGCATAGTTGCTCTTCATTTTTGATGAAGACAAAGCTGGCCAGAGATGTTCTAGCCAGCCAATGTCCATCAATGGTTCAAAATTTTCTTTTTTTACCATCCAAGTCTTGATTTTATTATTTTATACCTATTAAAGAAAGTATCTTCTTCTTTATAAAATGGATCATGCAAATCCTGCTCTTCAGGAATTTTAATTCCTAACTCTTTTTCCATCTTTTCTCTTCTTTCAGGATCTCTATAAAGTATTTTACCTATAGGTCTGTCTGGACTAGAAAAATGAAAATCAAGTATACGTTCTTTTGCACTTTCTGTAATGTAAGAGTATTTTCCTTTTATAATTTTATCATAATCTTTTTCAAATTTTTCAGGAACCATAAATCTATACAATACATGATAATCATCAACATCTTCTGCATCTATAAAGTTTATATTATTTTTTAGCTTTTCTTCAAATTCTTCCATCTCTAAAGATGGTACAAATTTATACCATAAATAAATAAACCTACCTTCTTCACCGCCTTCTTTCCATATAAAAGAGTTTATAAAACTAGAATTCCATTCAAAAAAAGTACGAGTATAGCCTAACAAAGGAAACACAAACATAGAAGATTTGCTTAAAGTAGATGTATGCAAGTAATAACCTGATACATGAATACCTTCTAAGCTAACCATCTTAGTAATTTTCTGTATTTTATATTTATGTCTTTTAATAGAAACCGTTTCTCCTACTTTTACTAAAAATTCATCATCATAGTTTATTTCTACAAGGTTTCCTTTGTCGTCATAAACTTCTCCTCCTTTATAAATTGGAAGAAGGTGTAACTGTCTAGATGAATATACTTTAACAGTTACTACTTTTCCCACTTTATCACATTTTATAGTACTAGTCATAATTTTTATAAAAAATTCTACCTCAATAACTTAATCTGGGGCTTTTCTAGCACCAAATCAGTTTCTCTCTTCACGTCTTCTGGAGTACGTAGCATATATACTAATTTAAAAGTCTCAGCAAACCTGCTTATACCTTCAGATATTCCAAATGCTTTAACGTACTCCCCCAGTACTAGTGCACTATAAGTTTTATCACAACCACTTAGAGGTGATTCTTTATTCTCAAGAATCTTAAGTGCTGTCTTTTCTCCTACTCCAGGTAATCCTGGTATAGAATCTGTAGAATCTCCCATTAAGACTTGCTGCCATAAGAATTTTTCAGCGTCTTTTTCAGAAGTAGTAACCCAGCAACCTCTAGTTTTTGTTGTCCATCTATAATTATAATGCTTTCCTGGTATTTGTTTCAAAACATCTTTATCAGGAGAACAAATAATTGTCTCCTCTTCTAATTGATTATTCCAATAACAGACTAAATCATCTGCTTCTAGTTGTGGTACTATCTCAAACTTAAGTGTGTTTTGTAAATAATCCCTTAATTGTAAAAGAAGTTTTGGTTTTTCTCTTGGTCTTGACTCTTTATAGCCTTTTGATTTTGCTACTTTATATCTAAAACAACTACCTTTAGTCAAAAATCCAAGATATCTATCAGCACTGTTTTGCTCACACATGTATAAGAGTCTTTTATTTATACTTTCTATAGCCTTCTCTTCTGATTGTTCTTTAAAAGCTTCATAGTACATCAAAGAATCTCCATCTATTAACAATGTTTTGCTCATAATTTTAATTTAATTGTTTTTTTATCGCCTTTTATTTTAAAACCGTCTCCATTTCTGCTTTTTTTCATCCCATTTAAAACAGCGCTGCCTATAAAATTATACCACTGTCTTCTTTCTACCATATTTTTAAAAGTTGGTAACTTATATGACTTAAAAATGTCTGCATTTAAATTAGAAGATTCTTCTATTTTAATGCCTCTACTTTCTGCAAAAAGTTTAACTTCTTTACGGTATCTTGGACGTATGTTTTTATGTGGGCCTCTAGGTACATCTAATGTATCATTAACCCATAATTCTAAACTGTCTGGATGAGGCTCTTCTCCTAAGAGCATACATAATCTAATATAAGGAATCATTTCTACTTTTACCATATAAGAAAAAAGAACTTCTATATTATTAGAATTAAATTTTGCTGTAAATCCAAGGTTAGTTAAATAATCTGCATTTCTTAAAGAATGTGCAGCGCTTGTAAAAAGATTTGATCCATAATAACCACGTCCTAATCCATTAACACTATTAAAAACATTAGAATAAGAAGCCCTTCCATACATTGGGTATATATTACCAAGAGACAAAGAAGATGAATTGCAGAGTAATTTTTCCTTTACTTCTTTTAAATTCTCCTTATGTATTTCTATCTCTTTGTCAATTAACTCTAAATTAAATTCTTTAGAAGAATACTCACCCCTTAATACATACCAATCATGTGAATCAATATTATTATCAAGAAATCTATTTATTATACTGTTTTTTATCTGACCGTCTTGTTTTTTATAGTATTTAATTTTAACTAAATAGTTTTTTGTAATTTCAGTAAAATCATTATACCCAATAAATCTACTAGAATGCATCACACTGTAATCACGGGCAGGTTTAAAAAACCCCAATGAATACAAAGGTACATAATCAGATGTTTTTATAGTTAAATGCCTTAAATATGAGGTTCTATCTAAGTTAAAAGTAAATAAATTTGAGAACTTGCCTGAATCATCTACTAATTGCTCAGGTCTTTTATCACTAAAATCAATATTCATTGTAATTCCAAATTAAGCATTAGTAAATGTGTTTCAAAGCTGGTAAAAAACGGAACTTCTCTAATATTCATTTCTGTTTTTATATTAGATAAATAGTTTGTAAATATACCTACCATCATGCTTGAAATCATAGCTGCAGTATGTGAAGTTGCTTTTGCAGAACACGGTTGCTCTTCAACTTCACTATCATCAAATAACGTTTCTCTGTACTTATCTTCACTTCCAGGAAGTACTGCATAAATCTGAAAAGACTCTGCAAGCATTCTACCGTCAATGAAAATACCATTACCGTCATGGCTATTTGCCCATATATCAAACATAATCTTTCTTGATTTCATATTATCAAAGCAAGAAAATGTTATAGGACAAAACTCTGATTCTTCAGTGTACTTGCTAAAAGTCTCTATATCACTGTTACCAGTAAAATTATAGATATTTAGATGTGCAGCTTCTACTTTAGTCATACCAATCTGAGAAGGTTGGTACAGCTGTCCTCCCATATTTGTCTCATCAATTTCATCATTATCAAACAAATAAAGATGACAACCCATTCTACCTAGTAAAAAAGATAGCCAAGAACCTATACCTCCCACGCCACCAACAAGTGCGTGAGGAGGATTATTAGAATCATACCACATTAAATCTGAAAACCTAGCATGTCTAGGATTCAGATTTATTTCATTTTCATTTGTATTTACGCCTTCAATAGAAACCATTTGATTTGTATCTTCCATTTTTTTTTATTTTTTATTCTTGTTCTAAAATAAGATCTAGCCTTAGTGTGTCAATTGTAGTTTCAACTAAAGCTGATGTGTAATTATGTTTTTCTTCAAATTTCTCTAAAACTTCAGCTACTTTTTCAACAACAAGTTTTTTAGATACTGTAGAAGGTGTAGTTTTAAAATGCTCTAAATACAACGCATCAAAATTATCCACTATAGTTTCCATATAGTAATCCATAGCACCGTATTCCTCACTTAAAAAAGCTTGGTCTAAAACATTTAAAGTATTTTCTAAACTACCTAAAGGTTCAGTAGATTGAGCAAGAAGCTTTAAAGAAAACATAGTTATACTTTCTTCAGAAACATCTACAAAAACACGTGACAAGTCATCAGAATCAGGAGCAAGGCTTTCATTAAGTACATCAAACAAAGTAGCTTGTTCAGTAGGCTTACCGTAATAACCAGTCCAATCAGTGTTACCTGTCAAAGGCTTTTGTTTAACAAACTTATCTTGTTCTGTTTTAAGTTCCTTAACTCTTTTTATAAACTCATCTTCTAAAGTAGTTTCAGGCTCTATCTTTAAATTAATCAAAGACATAATTTCTTTTTCACCATTTAATGATACTTTTTCTTCAACTGTACCATTAGTACCTTTGTAAGAATACACTGCAGAACCTTTTGTTTTCATTGTTTTAATCTGTGCAATCTTAGCTTTCCAATTAGTGTAGTCTTGAAAATTAACAATCAAAGACAGATAGTAGTTGTGATTAGGAGCATTTTCATGCAACTCTGACATATCTGTACCTGAAAAGAAGCAATCCATACCATGATGTGTATGTATATGACCTATTTTTAAATCATCATCTAGCATTACTCTTTCAAGTAAGTTTTTAAACACATACTCATCTGCTGCTTCTATTTCATATTCAGTGTATCCTGATGTACCTACATCCATAGGAAGAATTTCTACAGCTTCTACTACAAACTTTTTATAGTTTTCAATAGAGCCTTGTATAGTTCTATAAACAAGTACACCACTCCATTCTACTTTTCCAACTACTTTATGTAAGTAGTCTACTTGGTCTAATAAATTCTGACTTAATATGATAGTAGAATTTTCTGGTAAAGTATGCTCTTCATACTTTTTTAAAATTTTTTTATTCTGCATAAAGCAATGAATTAAATGTTTTAATATTATTATTAATACAAGAAGATATATAAGACAACAACTTGTTTGAAGGATACTTAATAGGGTTTTTTATTGTAGATTTAGGATAAGGTGTTATTTTAAAAAATACTGATTCACCCCTAAAATCAAACATCAATCCTTCTAATTCTTTAATTTGTTCTTCAGTTTTAGTTATTACATTTTCAGTAAAAGGAACTAATCTGTTATTTTCAAGCCTTTCATAAGGGTAATCAGTTAGTTTACCTAGCACTTTTAAATGCTCTTCGTTGTTTTCATCATACACAAGTGCGTTTTCTCCATCTTTAACACAAGATTTAAGAGGAAAAGAATCAAGTTTATCAACATAGTGAAAAAATGTACTTTTACAACTATTGTTATTTTCTGAACTAAATCTAGGCCCTGATCCCATTCTTATACTATCCATTCTAATGTAAGGACCGCCTCCTAAGCTTTCATGCGTAACATACGTAGACAACTGATATAAAAACAATTCAAACTTTAGTATATCAAAATTGTAATTTAAATCAGCTAAAGCTGCAGATGTTTCAGTACCTCCACCTAAACAAAAATAACTAACATTTACATTAGCTGTATATGGTTTTTCTACACTGCTAGATGAAGTACGTCTAGGAAGATGAGAATGTATATAATTACTATTAAACTCTTCTTCTCTTAAAGTTGATCTAGTACCACACATTCTACTATCAAACATAATAATAGCTTCACTTTCAGGTGCTGAACCTTTATAAATACACATGCTCATAAACACAAATAAATCTTTAATTACATTACTATGTCCTCTAGTGTTAGTAATAGTTATTTCAGGAAATCTAATTGCAATTATTGTATGATTAGTGTGATATTCATCATCAGTTATAACCTTGTTTAAAAACGGATTTTGTTTTATATACTCTTGGTTTCTGTATATGTGCCAATTGTCTGGATATATAGCGTTTAACAATGTTGCCATTTCAGTAACGCGTTTATTCAAAAAAGCTATAACATCTGTGTCTTTTGGCTCTTCTTTTACTACTGGTTGTATTGGTGCAATTTCCATTGTATTGGTATCATTAAGTTCAATAACTTCAACTTCTTGCTGTGCTTGAATTTCTCTTTGTTCTTCTTCTGATTGCAGCTGTTGTAATAATGCTTCTGCTTCTGCAAATTCATCTTCTGCTTCTCCCATAAATTTAAAATTAAAGAGAGGACATGTAGCCCTCTCTTATTATTGATTTAATTAATATCTGCACGAAGTTCTTTTCCTATTTCTTCTAGTTTTTCTAAGCGCTCATTAAAATAAGTATCATACTTTTTTTGTAAATGTTTGTAGTGCTCTTCTACAGAAGAAAAAGGATGTGTAACAGTAACTTTGTTCTTTTTCTTAGCCATTATCTACCTGACTTAACTTTTACAGGGAATAAGAATAAAGTGAAATCACCTTCAGGTAAAATTGCATCTGCATTAGATAAATCATTTCTAGTTTCTCTAACAGTAACTTTCATTTCACCTGTCATATATTCAGAGATTTGACCTTTTAATTCTCCCCAAGTAGTTGCACTTGATAAAACTTCATTCTTTCCACCTGTTGCGGTAGATACTACAGTAACTTTTCTCATTGTAATAAAATTTAAAATTAAATAATTATGGTAATAATGCATCTCCAAGATCAAGAATGCGGGTGTATTCTTCCATAAATACAGAATAAGCATCCTTCACTTCTTCATACTTGTGATGGCTTTTTGTATTAATTAGATTTTTAGTTTCATCTAATTTTGTTTCTAACAATAACCTTATCTCGTTTATAGGCTTGTCAGTATTAATTTCTAAAACACGTAATTGTTTTTCAACATTGTCACTAAACATTTTTAAAAGACTTTAATATATACTCCAGGACATCCTTTATCATAGTGTCCCATTTTACCTTTTATTTTAAAAGGCTTTGGATACATTATAGTGATGTTATCATCTTCTAACCACTCATAACGTACCATTAAGTCTTGTATAGTTTGAACAGGATTAACCCAATCATATTTATGTCTAGTTCCCCTCACAAAATAAAATCCTATTTGATATGGTACGGTCTTACCATCAATCAATTTTAGGAATGTTTCTTTGTTTTCTTCCCACTGCTCCTTAGTAGCTTTTTCATAGCGCAAGGTGGTCTTTGATTTTATAAGCATACGACCTGTCCATTGCTTGCTATTTTTACTACTTGGAACATTTCCACTTATAAATATCATTATGCTTTCTTTTCTAATAATGCATCCATTACAGAACGCATTTTTGTACCAAACTCTCTATCATTTGGAATAGTTTTTTTCAAGTGTAAAAATAATGCTATTATTTTTTCTGCTGGTGATATTTCTTTTTGTTTTTCGCTCATTTTTCTTCTGTTTTTATAACATTTAAAAGTTTCTCGTAACCATATTCTTCAACAAAGTCACTTGGGTCTTTTATGCCTTCAGATAAATACTTAAAAGGTATACATACTTCACTTGCTTCATATATTTTTGAATGTTTATTTGAAGCAACTATACCTGGATTATCATTGTCATAGAAAATGACTAGCTTTTTAAATCTTGATTTTAATTCAGCTATTATGTCTTCTGGTATGATAGTAGTTTCTGCACTTGGTGCAACGGCACTTAATCCAAGTTTACGTAAAACTATGATGTCTTTTAAGCTTGAAGTTATGTATAGAGTGTCTCCTGTTTCTGGTAATTGAGTAACTCCTTGTACGTCTTCTCTATTTATATTTGAAAACCATTTACTTTCTCTAGGCTGCAAAGGTTGATATATTTTCCATCTTGCAATACCTTGTCTATTTCCTAAATAATAACCGTAACTGTTCTTTTTACAACTATACATTATTTCATTTATCCAAAAGAATTTTATTGGATATACTTTGTAAAAATTAA